TGCTCAGACTAACGTAGAAACCACCACACAGCAGCGCGTTACCCCAGCGACCGCCAAATAACGCATAGTTATTCTGGCCATTATTGAACCAGAGGCCGTCGGCCTCATAGGTCGTACCAGAACCATTTGCTGTGACCGGCAGTCTGCCATAGGGCATCGTCTTCATGGTGTTAATGTAGCCGCCAGAAGTACCAGCAGGAGTTGCGCCAGAAATGGACAGATAGTTCGTGCCATCGGTATTGTAATCGGTAGCGACGGAACCGTCCTTGGTACCACGGGTGATCTTCACCTTCTGAGTACCGTTGGCGTTAATATAGCCTGCGGTTCTTCTCCACAGATTACCCCACCAGTTTTCCATACCGAATACCTTAACGCCGGAAGTCTGATCATCTTCACCCCAGAACAGACCCTTTGTATTCATGGTGCCCTGACCGATAGCCGACGTATTGCCGTCCTTACATCTACCATAGCCGTAGGATACCTGATGGTCGGTACTCTTGGCCATCATAGTCAACAGATCGCAAATCAGCAGTCTGTCAGCCAGGACTTCGATATACCAAGCATCGGCGCCATTTGCCTTGGCATAGGTGATTTCATCGGACGCAGTCTTGGATACCAGATTCGCCTGACCAGAAATGGAACGCAGACGATTGGACACCAGAGAACCATAGTAGATGGGGGTGTAGAAATGGTCGATCTCTTTGTTGTTCTTATCGTAGTTGGTCCAGCATTCCCAATCATCACCCAGAGGAATATCGCAACAACGGAACTTATAGACATCGTCCACAAGTTCACGCTTAGTGTAGATCTTGGGCCACTCCATCATAGCGTTACCGCCAAAAGAAGTATTGGCAACGTCAGAAGTGCTGCCGTCAACCTTCTTGGTGTAATCATTGGGATTCAGGTACTGATCCACGATGCCTGCATAGGTCAGCATGCAGGGTCTGGGCATGAAGGCTTCGCCAGGAGTGCTAGGCCAGTTGCCATAGTTAAACACGCCGGTGGAGAAATTCATCTTAGCAGCGGCGTAAGCGGCGTTGTCAACATCAGAAGGATAAGTAACACGAGTCGCAGGGTTGCTATCAGAGGTATCCAGGTCATAACCAAACAGATAAGAATACATCATACCCTTACCGATTGCACGGTTCACCTTATTGCGGGAATATACACCCTGAGTGGTGTAAGGGAATGCAGCGTAATAATATACTTCGCCGGCAACAATATCCGTATCGTACAGAACCTCATCTCGAGCGATAACAGCGAATTCCTCGCCATCGAATTCAGTTTCAGGATAACCGGTTGCACTCTTACGAATAACTGCTCCGGCGACAGTACACAGAAGCTGTCCATCGACAATAGTGTCATTAGGCAAATTAGCAATGATCTTAATACGGGGGCGATCATTCTCCATATCGTAACTGGACGATGCGGCGAACGTGAGCATATTACTAGGCTCAATGCCACCGAAGAAATGTCTGTTTTTACCAAAAATCAGATCTTCTTCAGCCATTTTGATTTTTCTCCTTTCGAGAGTAAAGTTAATAGTATGTGACAGTCGTATCGATCAGCTTACCATCTGTAGAGAAATGCTTGACTAGCTTGGCCACATCCGCGCTATTGGAACTGCGCAGAATCGTAGTCATAGTAAGGAAGCCGTCAGTAAACGTCTTAGTAAGAGTACGGCCATCGGTTGCGGTAGAGACAATTTCGGTACCGTCACCAGAGAACACCTTACTGCCATCAGCAAAACCGACCAGCAAAATGCGATTGATCTCCTCTCTGTCAATCTCGTTCTGAAGATTACCAGCAGCGTCTTCGCTCAACTGTCCTTTCATCTGGTTGAACCATTCAAGGAAATCATTCTGCTCGCTAGCAATCCAGTCATCTAAGACTTTCTGCTCTGCGGTCAGGTCGACTTTCATCTGTTCAAACCATTCTTCGAACTCGTCCTTTTCTTTTTCAACAAATTGATCTAACTCATTCTGCCACTGTCCAAGTAGTTGATCCAAGCTAGCTGTCTGCAAAATGCCAGTAACGAAAGGACATTCTGTGGTACCTATAAGATTTGTAATGTCAGCCTGAGTAATCTCAGAAGTATTAGCTTTGACATTCACAAGCGCTAAAGGGACTTGCCTCTTAGTCTTAGTATTCTCTAGCGTTGCTCGCACAGGAACACTGGAGGCCACACCTTTAATGATTTTAATGTCATTCCAACGCACAGTTTCGCTGGAATCGAACTCCATAATAACGGTATCTATACGGCTTAAAACAACGTCCGAAACATCATGACTAACTGGAAGATCCGCATCATTTTCAAGCCAAGAGGCCAAATACCACGCCTTACCTGGTCCAACTGTAATATTCATACCACCAGCGGATTTGACGGCAAAACAGCTACCGATTGATGCAAGAATACCATCGAGGATAATTCCATCGAAACAATGTCCGAAATGTATTGCGTTGTACATTCGATCCTTGTTTAGAGAGTTAAAGAATCCACAAGTTGTGCTCAAATATCATTCTCCTTTCCCGATTACTCCACAATTACAAACGTGGGATATGCTTTTTTGCCACTTTGATCCTGAGAATGGATAAACTCCGTCACACGGGATTTGGATGCGGCACCATATTCATTTGCGACCTGAACGATATCGCCCATGAAAAAATCTTCACCGTACACAAACATGTTTACGGTATCGACTTCACCCTCGAAGGTTTTTACAGCCGTATATTCAGCCAATTCTTCCAAACCCTTTTGCTTAAGTTCGGCCTGATACTCAGCATCCGTAAGGGTTCTATCAGATGTTTTCTTCGACAAATATCGAACGTCTGTAAATAACTCCCTGCGGTTTAATCCAGTTTCAACGCCAGCTTCCGTAGTTACTTCCAAAGTAACGCGGTTGTTGTCCTCTCCCTCACCAGCAACTAAAGTCACGTTTTTGAAATTCTTATCGGATTCCAAATAGTTACTGTTGATGATATTCTCAAATTTAGGCGAGAAGACCACATAAGGATTAGCAAGCTGGTCGTAAGAACGGTCCGTTCCAGCATAAAGAGAAAATGCAAACTGTCCGTCGTCCGTCAAAATTACTTTGAAACCAATACTTACAGATTCGCAAATAGACACGATGGTATCATATAGTCCTTTTCCCTGTTCTATCTGTGTTTCCAAAGTAAGTTCTGTGATGGCCGGATCTGTTGATTCAACAAATATGAAGTTATCAATCTTTCGATTCGGATCTGTGGGATTGATTATGGCATCGTCCAGGAGCTGCTTGATTCCATTTTGAAGTGATCCGGTCAGCGTCGTCATATTCCAGACAATACGCCGGCAGAGGATTGATTCGAGAGATCGTCCAGTAACGATCAGTTTATTTCCCGCCTCCGCATCGGATACAATTTCACGACCTTCAACGATCATGGTATGTTCCGAATCCCGGGACCAAAGATAATACCCCGGCTGGATCTCCGAAATAAGCTGGATGCTCACGGGTGTATACACCTCAAAGTCACCGTACTTGTAATATCGGTCGGTCCAAACCAGGGATTCATAGGTATCAAGCAAAGATGAAGATTCAAGTTGTGTGTTAAGTATTAAGATATCCATATTTACACACCCTCAAATATTGTTCGATTCTCAATTCTAAACTGAAGATTCTCCAATCCGTCCTCGACGGTATATGCGAAAAGGTTATCACCTTTGGATAGCTGAAACCAATCGGCATCACGATCGAGACAATTTAGAATGTTTGTGCGGATACCATTTCTTAACAAATAAATTGATTTATTACGTTTTACGGTGCTGATAATAATATCATCGCCAGCAATGATGCCAGAACCAGTAATTTGTGCGAGTTTTTCTGTATCGATAGACATCGACTCTCTGGTAATGGTATTGAATATTGTAATATTTCCAGCTTCACCAATAGCATGAATACTAATAATCATGCCTATCTCAGCATCGCCCGTATAATAAACGGTCTGGTAAGTATCTTGGGACTGAGCGCCAAATTCAATAAGGTTCTCATTAAGAGATTCATTCGAGAACGGAAACTCAAATCCCGATTCGATGCCGTGGAAAACAACGACGTTAGTACCATCTTCTCCATGGGAATAGAAATATGGATCATGACAGATGATGGAGATCTGGATAGATTCCTGCTTGCTGAAAATATCAGGGGTGTTGGTCTCCACATAGCCACTAATTTCGCAAATACGATTGTCAGTCTCGATTATGAGCGTGACAGGTTTCTTGATCGGGAAATACTTATAGGAAGACTGGCGAGTATGTTCGATCGTAGGGTTAGGAAACAGAATCAACTTCATCACAATATTCCGCGCATCCAGTCTCGCAGAATTGTAAACGGAGCCATCGTCGGTTGAGTTTTCGGTAGCATTGATATTAGCTTTAGGAGGACCCAATCCATCGATTTCTTTAATGAGGAAGCCAGATTCCTCCGGCCTCCCCAATTCCATTTTGAGTGATTCATTGAGGTAATTGACAACGGTGACAGATTTAATCATGCGTTCTTCAATACCTCCTTCGTAGTTGCGAACAGATTATTTGTCTGTCTGTAGATTTCGACTCTGGACAGAGCCTTCGGGGAATAGTTATTCTGGGTGAAATTATTCACAACAGATCTTGTTGTTTCAACAGGAATCGCATCAGGGGTCGTAGTATAGCCATTGCTTCCGATTGACACGGAGCGAACGTTACGCAATGTAGTGCCAAGAGTTAAGCCTCTGGTTTCGGCGAACAGCCTATCCATCCGATTAACGCCAGCATCGATATCCGACAGATCCAGTACGGGACGAATTGTAGGTTCGGAAGACAGTTCGGTAGATAGCACGCTGGACAATCTACTAAGAGAAGCATTCATGCTATCAATAGCGGCACCAGCAACAACCTCGGATGCAGAAGTAACAACGCGAACATGCTTAAGCATACCAATTGCCATGCCCTCATCGTTGTACATACCGATATGTTCGAATTCCTTGGAAGGAGAATTCTGATCAAGCTTGGACTTTGCGGCCTGAAGAGCAGCAGCAGCCATAGCTTCAGCGGCAGATACAACAATATAAGTACCGTTTTTGATACCTTGAGCGAAGCCAGCAGCGGCATTGTAGCCAACGTCGGTCCATTCGCTGTTGCGAGAGGAAATCTCACTGGCAGCACCATCGGCAATGCCACGAGCAGCATTATTAACCTCGTTTGCCTGAGATTCCATACCAGTAACGAAGCTCGTGATGGCATTCGTCGCTGCTGTCTGAATCTGAGGTTCTGCTTCTGCGAATGCGGTTGTAAAACCTTCAATACCAGTTGTAGCAACCTGAGCAAGGGACTCGCCAAAACTTGCAAAGCCAGCAAAGTCGATTCCACTAACTCCCGTTGCCATGTTAACGAGTCTCTGCATCGTATCCATAGTAGCGCCAAGAGAAGCAACGTCGATGCCGGCAACGGATGCGGCATAGCTTGACAGATAACTGCCGAAAGTTGCAAGATCGGCACCGAATGTACCTAAATCGCCCTTACCTCCACCTATCTTATCCCACAAAGTAGATATGGACGGCATATTCTCGCTCATGGTTTTGAGCATCTCAGCAGCCTCAACGGATTGTTCAATGGAAACCAAATCCAATCCGACGACACTCTGAGAATAGCTATTCAATGCTCGACCAAAGGAGGAAAGATCGGATGCAAATGTTCCGAGATCACCGCCTCCAGTAGCTATAGCATCCACCCATGTACTAATACCGGGAGCTGTGGAAGCAAGCTCAACGAGCATATTAGCACCTTCGATAGAGGTTTCAATTGCAGCTACATCCAAGCCGGCAACGCTGGTTGCATAACTCTTCATAGCCGTGCCGAATGCCGTCAAATCAGTGGCGAACGTTCCCATATCACCTTTACCGCCAGCAAGGGCATCCCACTGCGTGGAGATTCCGGGAACAATGCCTGCAAGTTCGACAAGCATCTCGGCAGCGCCAACAGAGATCTCGATAGCGCCAACATCAAGTCCTGCTACGCTGGCGGCATAGCCAGACATTGCAGTACCGAAAGATGTAAGATCTTCGGCGAACGTGCCGAGATCACCCTGAGCACTGAAGAAGCTGAACAGATTTGTGGTGCCGGAAATCTTAGATGCCAGTTCTGCCAGGCTGTCGACAGCCGTGGATGCAGTCGTGATAGCATCAATGTCTGCCGGGGACAGTTCAGAAATTGCATCGGAGAAAGACGTGAGAATCTCTCCAAATTCAGGAGCCATATCGGCAAACCTGCTGAGCGAATTACCTGGTCCAATGGATGCCCAAGCAGAAGCAGTGGTTGCATCTGCAATAGCGCTTATAGCTTTGGCAAGAGACTCCGCTCCAGCGCCGGCATTAGGATTGATGGCAGAAAGTTCGTCAGTGAACTGTCTTATGTCGGAACCCATCTGAGGAAGTCCGCTTGTAACTCCAGCGCCAAGACTTCCAATAAGATTACCCACGAAAGAACCGATTGCAGTACCGATCTTTCCGAGTGCATCAGCACCTTTTCCGAACAGATCATGGTCGCCACAAAGTTCGGCAATTCCTCCTATTGCAAGAACAATCGCCGTAAGAGTGCCGAATACTGCGAGTAACCCGATAGCTACTTTGCCAGCGGCCGCTACAGGAACGGCTCGCAAGATTGCCATCGCACTGGACATCGCGATCAATACTGCGGAAAGGCCCAATGCATTTTGCAGGTTAGAGGTGGCATCAAGGTTTGATAGCGCGTATAGGCAGCCAGCCAAAATACCAATCACAACGCCTATTGCTAGGATTGTACCAGTAGCTTTGCCGGCCAGTCTGGTCATACCGACGATAACTCCCAAAATAGCACCAATGACGCCAATTGTAGCCGCAGCCATGAATAAACCAGTCGAATTAGTCTTTCCGACCGCAGCAAGAAGCCCTAATGCAAGAGAAAGCGCGAGGATGCATCCCGTTATGACAATCAATGTTGTATTAGCTTTTTTAGATAAACCAGTCAATGCTATAACCAGGCCAAGAACTACACCAATAATGCTTATTGCCCCAACAGCTCGCCACAGACCATTCACATCTAATCCACTCAATACTTTGACAGCACCGGAAAGTAAAGTGATGCTTGCGGCGAAACCGATCATAGCCAAACCTGCAGATCCGCCATTTTTACCTGCTAGTTTGGATGCGAAGGAAACCATTGCGAAGAGTGTGACCATATCCGTAATGATAGACATGGCTTTATTGACATCGCCGGCGTCCAAAGCAGCCAACTCATCAAAAGATTCCACCAAGATAAGAAGCGCAGCTGACATAGCAAGTAATCCAATTCCAGCACTTGCTGTTTTCTTGCCAAACAATCCACTAAGGATCATAAGAGATGCAAATGCACCAAAGATCAAAGCAAACGACTCGATATTAGCCATGATAGAGTCAACATCAACCATTTTGATTCTATCGAATGCATCTATCAACGCATTTAGCGTTACAACAGCGGCGATCATGGTTAAAGCAGATCCAAATGATGCCCCTCTTGATGTCATTGCCAATAGAGAAAAAGCTCCCATAACAACTACAAGACTAACAATTGTGTCAACAATCTTATCTGTAGGAATTGTGGAGATTTTCAGCATTGCTTCGGCAAGAATAGCCATAGAGGCAGCATACGCAACAAGAGTGATCGAACCCGAGGAAAGCTTCGGCGTAGCCTTTGCCAGCAACGCAGAGAAGGTCACCAGCATTGCCATCATCGCACCGAGTGCAATAATACTAGATCCGATCTTAGTCGCATCTACATATTCCATGCCCTTCAATGCAGCTACCATAATGGCGAGGGACGCAGATAAAGCTACAATCGCCATCGCATTCGACTGGAAATTATCCAGTAGTTTGAATTTTTGCAGTACACTAAGCGCAGTCATGGCCGTTACCATTCCTGCCGCAAAGATCCCAAGAACCGTAGCGGAGCTAATAAGCTTATCTTGATCGAGCATTGTCATCAAAGCCAATGCGCCAACAAGAGTAATGATCATCGTAGCAAACGCCTTGACCTGGAAACTGAATTTTATGGCATCAAATGCTCCTGCGATACTATCGCCAATATCCATGAGCATGTTGACGGGGCTTTTAATGATTTTCAATGCTTTGGCGATCATCAAAGCAGCCCCAACCATAGCGGCAGAAAAAGCCACTACCGCAGCTTCCGCAAAGCCAAAACCGCTAAATTTATCTTGAATAAAATCGAAAAACGAGCCAATTTTACTCTTGACGGATGAAAACTTCTCGGTTATTCCAGAAGTCATGCTGGACACGACTTTCTTTAACCTTTCAAATATCTTCTTTGCATCTCCGATAACTCCATCTATATCCATAAAATAAGACACGACATTATCGCAGAAATCTTCAAAAATTCCATCGAGCGATGCGAGATCAATTTTATCGAGTTCTTTTACTCTGGAAATAAAATCGAGGATGACTTTCTTGCCACCCTCAAAATATCGAGAAATATTTTCTACGTCCGAGCCGAGTTCATCAAAGAATTTCGATACTTCAGGAGTATTCTTCCATTCATTGAACCATTCCTTTGCTAGATCGATCAAAACTGGTATTCCATCGGCCAGATAATCGATGCTATTAGCAAGCACATTATTCGCCTCGAACCAATCATGAAATGTCACAATCGCATCGCCAGCATTAGCCGCAAGTTCAAGCGCACTATCACCAGCAATGCCCAGAACGGAACATAGAATTTTCAACCCACCAGTTGCTATTGTCTTGCCCGTAGATCCGACAATGTCCATGATGGCAAATACACCCTTCAATGCTCGCCCAAGTTCATCTGAATGATCTTTTACGGATTGAAGCATGTTTGTAGAAAAGCTATGTATCTTGGTGATGTTATTTAGAAGCTGTTGCGCGTCGTCTGACGGATCAAATATCGCATCGAACGCAGACTTTGCCGTATCTCCAATCTGAATGACACTTCTTATCGTATTCAAGATTGAATCCAGAATAAGTTCGCGTCCACTTTTCTGTGTTACGGTATCTACCAAATCCCGGCATTTACCATTAAGACCGTCAACGTCAACGGTGATTTCAGAAAACGTAGACCCGACACGTTTTAATGCCGCGATCGTATCAGCATCTGTAATGCCATTCGCAATTAGTCCATTAGCTTCCTGAAACGCCTTTAAGGCAGCCTCAGTTTCAGCTCCGAATTTTCCATCAACGCCATACTTACCAAGATCGTAGCCAAAGTCTTTAAGAGCCTGCTGTAATTCTCGAACACTGGCGCTTGTGTCACCACGTTTAAGAGTATCGGTTAGCTTTTCGAAATCCGCCGTGGTCTTATCGATGTTTACAGATTCGATGGTTCCAGAAAATGAATCCAATGCTTGATTTAGAAAATCTAACGGAATTACTCCGCTTCTAATTGCCTTCTCAAGGGAATCATATTCCTTGATTATCGAACCAATATCATACCCGCTAGATGCAGCAAGATCTTTTACTTTTTGCTCGAAAACATCTGTTTCTACACCAGCAGCATTGATTTCACGAATGAGTTTTGTCCAATTTGAAGTGAGGGCCTCATCCAGCATATTGTTTCGGGACTCAGCAGATCTTTCGATTACTCCGCCGATCAATTTCGATACATCTGTGAAGAAGTCTCTGGCTTCCAGGAAATTACCAACAGCAAGTTCCCAACTCTGAGCCCATCCGGACTGAGCAGATTCTTTCATGGTATCCCACAACTGGGTCCACGTTTTAACTTTTGTTGCTGCATCCTCCATTGCGTGAGCCTCAGCAATCAATGCGTCAGCTTGCTCTTGGGTATATTTTCCGGAAAGCATCATTGCTTCAGCATATTCTGTTGCTCCCTCGACAGTAAATTTCTTGAGAGTATCATTCAGAATATCCGCAGAAATCCAGCCTTCCTGCAAAGACTCTCGGAAAGAGCCGTTTTTCTCGATAAGAGCATCTACATTCACCCCGTATTCACGAGCTGTAGATTTAAGTGCTTCCTGGAATTTCTCGCCACCCATACCAGCATTAACAACGGAGTTCCAGTCCATAAGCTTAACTGTACCGGCAGCCAAAGCCTGTGACAGCTGATACATAGCCGTAGATGCCTGTTGGGAGGTCGAACCAGATGCAGCAGCAAGGTTTGCAATACCCTGTATCGAGGAAGCCGCATCTTCCAGTCCAATACCAGCAGCCGTAAAAGTACCAATATTCCTTGTCATCTCGGCAAAGTTATAAATCGTCTTATCGGCATAGGTATTCAGTTCGTTTAGAACTGCTGTGATGTCTGACATGGTAGTACCTTTACTAGCCGTGTTAGACATGATAGTCTGGATAGCATTTATTTTAGTCTCATATTCACTAAATCCGGTGGAAATAGGATCGATAGTAAGAGACTTTAACATCTGCTCGCCAGTTTGCATCGCTTTATTCGTAATGTTCTGAAGTGCTGTGATGCCAACAATTCCAAGATTACTAAATCTATTAGAAATTGTATCAACACTCCTGGCCAAACCTGAGAAGGTAACTCCATCGGCAGCTTTTTCGAGCTTTGACAAGCTTTTACTTGCGCCATCGAGCTGTAGTCCCTTCTTAAGATTGGACAAAGACTGAATCGTAGTTCTAACGCCATTCTCAAATTTAGCATTATCAAATGTCATTTTTACGATTCTGTTATCGACACTACTCAAGCCGTGGTTACCTCCTTCCATGCCTCACTTGCGAGCTGTTCGAAAATGGGGCGAATAGCAGGATTGATGTAGTCAATACCCTGTACATATCCTCCGGTTCCGGTTCCATGACCGTACTGAATTAGTAATGCAATAGGGTATCCTTGGTTAACATTCGAGTTACTCCAGATAATCTGGTATGAACCACTACCTCCTAAAATCTCATATGTCCATGATGATGCCGTTTCACCGGAGCGAATTGGAGTCGCAGATGCGAGCGCATCGACACCTTTTTGCCCATATTTATTGAGTATCGCCAGAACATTAAAATTTCGCATTTTAGAAAGAAAGTTCTCAGTATTCTTGAAGCTGCCGGCGTGTGTTATCTTGATCAGCGCCATATAACCGGATTAGGAATCCTTTCGATTTTTATCTCTAAGATCCCGATATTCCTCACTTTTGGCAAAATTCTTAGAAGCTTTTTGCGAATATGCGGATTTCTGCTTATCGCTAGAATCATCCATTATTTTCCTGAGATATGCTTCGCCCCTCTTCGCATATTTCTTCTCCAAATCCGACAGCTTTGTTTCGGAAAACTCTTTATCCATGGCTTTCATCCACTTAAGCGCTTTGCCTGCTGCAGCATCCGCTTTGGATCTAGCCTTCTTTTCGGCATGAACACCGAAATCAGTAAAATGAAAACCAGATTTCTTATACAGTTTTTCTCGCGCCTTATCGGCTTTTTTATTAAGCTTGTCGCGCTTCTGGGATGCTCTTTCATATGCCCGTTTGGGATTTCTTCGAACGCCCCATTTCATACCGAGAACTCCGTAATGATAAATATCGTTTTCAATTACAAAATACTCGCTCTGCAAGATATCACTCCTTTCAAAGAGTTTATTATTATCGTCTACCCTTTGGTCCCCCAGGCTTTCCGTCTGGCGTCATTCAGAGCTTTGTACTTAGCAATCGTATCTTTCATACCAACCTTCTTAGGCGGTGAATTTTTTGCTTCACAAACTCGAATCAGGGTTATGAGACGATTCAAATGCCATTTTTGACATTCGAATGGTATTTGCATAGCTATCATCCAATGATAGATAATTTCAGAAGTTATAACCTCTTTGCCAGGCTTCTTTGAACTGTCATCACTAAACCATGTTGCGGTCATAGGATGATTGATATAGGCATCGACTTGTTGAATATTTTCCTTGGTCAATGCCAAATAAACATTTGGATCTACGTTTTGCGTAAGGGTCATGCAACGTATATAATCAATAGATTCTTCAAAAGTCCTGTTCTGCTTTCCAAGAAATGGTTTCCTCCATTTGGATTCCCATTTTGATACAGAGACTAATGAATGCTCCAATTGCAAAGTCGTACGCTTAACATAGATAAACTCCAGATTTTTCTCATCAAACAGTTCACATTCCGGAACAACAATGGAGAGCATTTATAAGCCTCCCTGCGTTTTTTACTTTTCTTCTCCGAGATCCTGGGGCAGAATCTTGTTTGTGAACTCAGCAGCCTTCTCAGCATCTGTGATCAGCTCCATGATGAGCATGGAATAAGCCGGGGTCTGCATAAACTCAGCCAGCAGTTCGGGCTTCTTGATGAACCGACGGCCGTCGTCGGACTTAACACCGTAGGACTGCTGGACAAGATTCTCGAAATGTTCGTACAGCTTCTTGGAGTCCTTCTCGGCGATAATCTTCTGCAGCAGCTTGCGCATACCGCCATATACGCTCATTTCCATACGGACGATCTCGGCTTTTTCCATATGGAAGAAGAAATCCTCAGTTCGCTCGACACCTTCGTAATCGATATAGGTATAGGTTCTTTTGATCATTTGGTTTAGCTCCTTTCAAAAATAAAAGAGAGGGGCTGTGTTAGAGCCCCTCATGAAATGTACTTAAGACTGAGTAGTCTGTTCGGTATTGGTATTACCAGACAGCAGGGCAATAACCTCATCGGGGGAAGGCAGACGAGCGGAAGTATCGTCAAAGCCGTACAGAATCTTCTCCAGTTCGTCCAGCTTAGCCGCATCGAGAGTGGTGGAATCCACAATCAAATGCGCAGAAGGCTTATAAACCTTGCCAGTGGAAGGATCGATAGCGGTGATTGCCACAGGGGTGGTAGACAGCTCCCAAGACATAGTAGTTGCCTCAGGAGATTCATTGACAGTCTGGTTGTTCTTCTCAGACGGTGCTGCGTTAGCGCCGTAGATCAGATGGATCAGATAACCGTAATCAGTACCATCGGTATCATTACCGATCAGGGTACGATAAGACATACCAAATGCCTTACGATTCTGCTGCGTGATGCGCAGGCCAGCAACGGGCTGAGCTTCGCCGTTGCAGGGGGCGAAAGCTTCCGGATAGGTATATGCTTCGACAGTTGCTGCAAAGTCCTCGTTGGACAGCAGATTCAAATACTTCATATTGTCAGCATAGATTGCGGTAGATTCTGCACCGGAAGGCTTCTCGGTTACTGCAGACAGACCGTTCCATGCATGACCAACGGGATACAGGCCCTTTTCCTGAGGATACAGGACGCCTCTATCGACG